GGACTGGTGCTCGCACCGAGGCCCGCGTTCGTGCCCGCCGTCGGCGCAGCGCCGCCCGTCCCGCCCGCGCCGCCGAGCGCGCCGCCGCCCTGCCCTCCTGTGCGGACGGAACCCTTCTTGCCGCCCTTGCCGCCGTCCGCTGTGAGCGTTTCTGTACCGTTGCTGATCGTCGTGTCGCCGCCGTCGCCGCCGTCGTTGTCGCCCGCCGCAGCCGCAGCTCCCGCCGCGCCTATGGCAATCGTCAGATTGACGCCGGGCGTGCAGGAGAGCCAGCGATTACGCAGGCACTCGCCCGAGCCGCCACCGCCGCCGGCTTGATTGTTCGAAGCTGCCTTCGAGCCGCCAGCGCCACCGCCCGCCTGCAACCGCGCGACCAGCACCGCGTAGACCCCGGCCGGCGGCGTCCATGTCGTCCCCGTCGTGACGATCTCGGTATTAGGTTCCACCTCGCCCGCCTGTTTGACGATCAACGAATAGATGCCCTGTAGCTCGCGGTACACCGACGAGCGGAAGTCCTGAATCCAATCCTGCTGCCGCTGCTGGAATTCCTCGGCAGTCTCGCCCTCGCCCTGAATGAACTGCGTATTGCTGGCAGTCACCAGCCGCGGCAACCGCGAGGACCGACTGCTCATCGCCGCCCGGCCGGCAGGAGTTTCAGATACAGCCCGCCGACTTCCATCGCGTTATTCGTGAATACCATGTCCGCGCCGACGAACTTCCCCGAAACGCGCCCATTGAATCGCAGCGTGTCCGCGTGCCACACGGCGGTATATGTCGTGTCAACCGTTTCCGGTGGGGATGAACTGATATATGCCACGTTCATCTCGTTATTGTCGGCGTAGAACGTCGCGGTCGGCGTCGTGCCAACGGTGTAGTTCGTCATTCGCGGGCGCACCTCGTCAAGCGTTACCGAATCGATCCCGTCGCCGATCGCCCCCGTCCGCATTTGCGACGTAACCGCCACGGTCCCGGCGGCGTTGTAGGTGATCGCGTTCGCGGCAATCACGGTGTTCGACTTGCCGATCAGCACAAGGCTAGGCGTATCCGTCGTGATCGTCGCATCGAACGCGATTAGATCGGACTGTGAGGCCTTGACGATGCCGGCGGAGTAATACAGCCCGGCACCCTCCGACCCCGCCGTGAACGTCTGCCACGACCCATACGACCATTTCCCCGTCTCGATGTTGTAGAATGCCTGCGCGTCACGTCCGTATACACCAATCGCTTGCCATGTGAAGCAAACGATATTCTCCCGCGCGTCATACGCCACTTGTGCCGTCGAAGGACTGACCCCGATTCCGTTAGTGCCGTCGAACAGAAAATTAGTGCATTCCCGCCCGACCTTCCGCACCGCGGACCCATCAAAGACGTAGAACCCGCTCCGGTGGACGAAATAGTGCATATCGTTGACGCGGCAGACGCCGTGCGCCGACGACGCGCCAACCTTGTCGGAAATGAGCCGCCACTGCCAGATGATCCCGTTCGCCAAATCGCCGACGTACTCGGCGGAATAGATCGAATCATCCTTGTACGCGATGATCGAATCCCGCAGCGGCTCAAGCGCGCGGATCGGGCCCGGAGTGTCGTACAGCCGATTGGAATCCGCCTGATTCGTAGAGGTCGGCGTCCAGTCGGTAATGTCCTCGATATCGCAGCACGCCCAACCGTCCGGCTTCGCGGTCCCGTCGTCAATGTTGGCGAGCATGACGAAACCCATGTTCGACGCGATTAGCTGCGCCTTCGGCGGCGAGCCTGCCAAGTCCGCGAACGCGCCAGCCGACGAATACTGCACCGGATTATAGTAATTCGTGGCGATCGTCGTATCGCCGAACTGCGTCCATGTCCAATTGGTGGTACTGGCCGAGTACCCGCCGCCCTTCGACCTATCTACCGCCGTCGTCGTGGAATCGAATTCATAAATACTCTGCACGTTGAAGATGAAGAAGCGCGCCGTGCCCGCAGCCTTCCGCGTGATCCCCGCAACGAGCGGGATCGTCGTAGAGGTGTACGACGCTACGGTGTCCTCCATCTTGTACGTCGCGTAAGTCCCGCGACGCATCGGCGTGAAGCCCCGGCAGATCGTCAACGCGCCGGGCGCGACCTCCCACGAGCAATCGAGGTCAGGACGCCACGACAGGGGAATCCACTTCGGCATTAGGAATCCGTCTCGATGTTGGATGAGCCGGCGCCGAGTAGCGCGGGATCGAAGTGCATCGTCGGCGTCCGGTTGCGCTCGCAACGGTCGCTACGCTTAATCTCGGCCATCGTCGTTTCAAAGCCCTGCACCCATACTTGCAACTGCCCGCCAATGTCGCCGAGATACGCGCACGCTTCGATGTAGCAGCCGTACTCGTAAGCGTCGGGGTATTCGGTCAGCAGGAAATTGGTCGTGTTCGACGCCGACAGGGGAGCGAACTTCGCGTAGTGGCGGATTGTATAGTCGTATGCGCTATCGGGCGTCGGATAGATGCGGATTGCCTGCCCGACAAACGTATACCAGCGCGGCGTCCCGCTCGACCCGTACTCCAGCGCGTCGCCCTGTTCCGGCGTGATGAATTCCAGCTTGCGCGGGTTTTCGCTGCCGATATCGAAGATGAACGAAAGCACCTGGAGGAAGTCGGTCGGCAGCGGGATCGTCGGCGTATCCGCGACCATCGCGCCCGTCGTCGTGACCTCCATCGGGCGCAGTCGCAGCCGGCGGCGGAATTTGGCCTCCACCTTGTCGATGAACTCGTCGGCGCGATCGGTCAAGTCGCCGCGCGCCGCATAGTTCCCGATTGCCGTCTTTAGCTCGGCGTAGGTTGAAACAGTCATTCGGCCCCCTTGATGCCAATCGCTACTAATTGGTAATCGTTCGCCCGAATCGACAACGCGACCGCAAAGCCTGCCTCACCCAGCGCCCGCTCTAGCGTCGCCTTCACGAATCCCGTCCGGTGCGCCATGTACGGATGCCCCTCCAGCAGCCGCGTCATGCCGTAGATCATGTCGCGCCCGCATACCGGCCCCGCCGGAGACTCGTACAGCACGCGCGTATCCGCCGTAACGCCTTCCAGGTCGGGCACGATCACCAGAGCCTTGCCGCCGGGGACCAGCACGCGCAGGAACTCGCGCAGCGCCCGCGCGCCATCGTGCGGGTACAGATGCTCCAGCGAGTGCGATGAATACACCGCGTCGAACGGGCCGATCTCACCTAGATCGACCATACTGCCGACGATGTCCGGCGCGTGCGCTGCGTCTATGTCGAGCCGCGTTTCCTGCGGATCGTCCCCGAAATAGCGCGGCAGCGGATCGCCCCCGCAGCCGACATGAAGCACTCTCACGGCTTCCCGATCAGCGAGAGCAGGAATTTGTGGAAATTGCCGGGGAACACCGCATCCGCTGAATGGTGGTCTAGGTCGAGGTCCGGCACAATCCACACTTCCTCGCCGTCATCAATCCACCGCTGCGCGAACGAATAGTCTTCCCCGAACCAGACGCCCTGACGCGCGCCGTGGTTGAACAGGTCAACCGCCGGCCGCTCCGGGTTGCCGAACAGTAAATCAGGGTGCCGCTTCATGAACCGCCGCACGCCGGCCCGCGTGACCTTCAGGAAGCCCGCAGGAATCCACGCGCCACGGATACAGCCGTCGTCGCGCTCTACGACCCTCCCATCGCCCCAAAGCGTGCCCATGTACTCGACCGGCTCATGCTTGTACCGATACAGCCCCGATACAACGTCGCCTTTCGTCTGCACCAACCGCACGAGTGCTTCCGGCGCCCACGACATATCGTGATCGATGAACACGAACGCATCGGCGTCCGTCTGCAACGCCCGGTGCAGCATTTGCGCCCGCGCGTAGCTGATGTACGTGCAGCGCATCTCGAACGTCGTTTGATGCTGGATACCCGCAGCGTCCAAGGCCGGGACCGAAGCCTCTAACGCGTCCAGGTACGCTTGATGCGGCCGAATCAACGTCGGCGTGCAAATTACGATGCTCTGCGACATGGGAAGCGGGGCCGCCCGAAGGCGGCCCCTGTTAGCGCGTTAGGCCGCGCCCTTCCAGATACCGGCGGCTTGCAGCGTGTTCATAATTTCGATGATCGCCGCCTTGACGTCGGTCGTCACATCGGCGGACGACGCCGTGGCGACGAGGGAGGTCGCCTGCGCCGCGCCGGCCCGCTGCGAGAT